CGTTCGCTCTCCACCCATCACTCCCAGTTGACCGCGTTCAACGATGGCCCCGAGGCCGTCGAGAGCGCCTACCGCTGCGGCCGGTGGCTGCGGGCGCATGTGTTCAAGAACGCGGACGACCTGCGGTGGTGCAAAGACCACGGCGTCGAAAGCCGTGCCCTTGGCGAGAACAGCAACTCGTCGGGTGGCGCTCTGGTGCCCGAAGAGTTCGCGAACCGCGTGATCCGGCTGGTCGAGAACTACGGCACGTTCGCCCGGTCGAACGTCGAGAAGGTCAACATGACGCGGGACACGATGGTGATCCCCAAGAGAATTTCGGGCACCAGCGCGTATTTTGTGGGCGAAGGAGTCGCGGTGAGCGAATCCGAGCCGACCTACAGCAACGTGCAACTGATCGCCAAGAAGTTGGCGGTCGGAACCCGCATGTCGAGCGAGGTTGTCGAGGACGCACTGATCTCGCTGGCCGACGCAGTCGCCAACGAGTTCGCGACCTCGCTGGCCTACAAGGTTGACCTCTGTGGCTGGAACGGTGACGGCACCCAGACCTACGGCGGCATCAACGGGATCGTGAACAAGATCAACGACGGCACTCACACCGCGTCGGTGCAGGCTGCCGACTCCGGCCACACCGGGTTTGAGACTCTGACCGTGACGGACTTCATCCGTCTGATCGGCAAGATGCCCCTCTACGCCCGCCAGGGTGCCGAGTGGTACATCAGCCCGGCCGGCTTCGCGGCCTCGATGGCCCGCCTCCGCTACGCGGCCGGCGGTAACACCATCGAAAGCCTGGGCGGTGGCGCCAGCGAGAGTTTCCTTGGCTTCAAGGTGAACCTCGTTCACGTCATGGACACGACGCTGGGCGCCGACGCCAGCAAGATCAAGGTGCTGTTCGGGAACCTGGGGCTGTCGAGCATCTACGCTCGTCGGCGTGACTTCTCGGTGCGGATGTACGACCAAGTGTACGCCACGACCGATCAGTTGCTCCTCCAGGGCACCATGCGTTTCGACATCGTTCACCACTCGCTTGGCGACAACACGACGCCCGGCCCGGTGCTGGCCCTCAAGACCGCTGCCTCGTGATCGTGAAGCCACCAACAAGGAGAACCTAGAACCATGATTCATTCGCAGATGGAGAAAGTGGTGGCCGCTGTCCCCACGGCAGTCGGCACCAGCGCCGTGACCCTGACCATCGACACGCTGGGCTATGACTACGCCAGCGTGGCGGTGCTGCGGGCCAGCAACGCCAGCACGGTGTTTGCCAGCGTGCTGAAGATCGAGGAGTCAGACGACGACTCGTCCTACTCCGCTGTCGCCGGCATGACCGGCGGCACCGACTTCACGATCCCCACGGCCTCCACTTCCGTGGCGTCCATCGTGAAGATGGACGTGGCAACGCAGTCGAAGAAGCGTTACCTCAAGGTCACGGCGACCCCCGCGGTGTCGGTGAACACTGTTGTCACCGCTCGCCTGTCCCGTGGCGAGAACGCCCCTTCGTCCGCGTCCGAGGCTGGTGTCATCGGCTGGGTCAAAGGCTGATCCCGTACAAGCGGGACGGCCATGACGGCCGACGAAGGCGCAAGGATGCGCGCCCGCTCCACACAAGGAGCGAAACGTGCTGCTGCGTATTGGTGGTGTAGAAGCGGAGGTCAAGGTCGCGGCGGTGATGAGCACCCCGCGCCTGACCTTCTCTGACAATTTCTTCTGCGTGTCGGCCGCTCTGGCCCCGCACGGTATCGCGCCCACCAAAATCTGCGGGGCGTTTTGGGGGCAGACGCTTCAGAGAGTGATGGAAACCGTCATTGAGGAAAATGACGTGATCCTGACCTTTGATTACGACACGATTTTCAACGCCCGCACGGTCGAGGCGCTTCTGGCCTTGCTCATGCACTCAGGCGTTGACGCCATCGCACCGCTCCAGACCAAGCGAGAGGCCAACACGGTCATGTTCGCCAAGCACGGCGCGGCGCCTGAAGATCAGCACAGCGTCGAGGGTGATTGGTTCGCCAAGCCTGTCCAGCGAGTCGAGACGGCCCACTTTGGCTGCACGTTCCTGCGCACCGAAGCCCTCAAGAAGATGCCGAAACCGTGGTTTCTGGCCCAGGCTAACGAGAGGGGCATGTGGGACGGCGGTCACTGCGACGAGGATATCTACTTCTGGCGCCAATGGGCCAAGGCCGGCAACACGCTGGGCATCGCCACGAACATCAGCGTCGGCCACGCCGAACTGATGATTACTTGGCCCAGCCGCGCGAACCCGCAGTGCAAGGTGCATCAGCACACCACTGACTACTGGACGACCGGGCAGAAGTCGCCCGAGGATGCCTGGGGGCGGGTGACATGAAAATTCGCGTGCTCCACAACTTCGGGAACTACGAAGCCGGCCAAGTGTTCGAGGATTGGCCCGGCGGCATGTGCGACATCTTCATCCGCAAGGGGCTGATCGCGGCGGTTGACGAGCACGAGGAGCGTGCCGTCGAGACTGCGGACGAAGACAGGGACGTTGAGCGGGCGGATGCCGCTCCCAAACACAAGAGGAAGCGGTAGTCATGGATCAGATCGTTTTCGGAACGCCCCAGCGGCCCACGTCTTCGATCACCCCGTATCGAAGCCTCGTGAGGGTCAGCGGCCCGTCTGCCGAGCCGGTGACGCTCGCCCAGGCCAAGGCGCAGTGCCGCGTCGATACCACCGACTCCGACGACTACATCACCTCGCTCATTCAGTGCGGCAGGGTCTACGTCGAGGACGTGCTGGAACTAACGCTGATGACCAGCGTGTGGGAAGCACGCTACGACCTGTTTCCCGTGTGGGCCATCATCCTGCCCAGGATGCCGATGCTGAACGCTCCCGTGACGGTCACCTACCGGAACGGCGATGGCACACATTCGACGCTGACGAGCGCGGCCAATGACTTTCAGGTGGACTATCGCGTCATGCCCGGCCGTATCTATCCGCAGTGGGCCACGGCGTGGCCGCCGACTCGCGGCGACGAGAACTCCGTCACCGTGCAGTATTCAGCCGGATACGGCGCTACGGCCGCGGACGTGCCGCCGCCCGCCAAGTTGCTGATCCTCGCCCTCGTCGCCCACTGGTTCGACACGCGGCAGCCGGCAGTTGTCGGCAGTATGACTTCGACGCCTTACATGTTCGACACGCTGCTGGCCGCCTCCGGCCTGGGAGTCTACCGATGACCGTCCGTGCCCGCGTTGACGTTGACGTTGTATTTCAGGATGCCACAGCCACGACGCTGACCATCGGCACGCTGTCCGACCACGTTTCGACCTCTCCGCTGGCCGCGGTGGCCCTGACGGCGACGTGTACGACGGCTGCCGTGGCGATCACCGGCCCGGCCACGCTCTCGACGCTCGTCATCAAGAACACAGGCGCCGGCCCGCTCCGCGTGGCCGGCGGCCTCGACGTGACCGCCGACAGGGTGGCCGTCCTGCCGACGACCGCCACGGTTACGGTCGCGGCCGTGGCCGGAACTGGATCGTACTCCTGCGTGTGGGTGGGCTAGTGATCGTTTCCGGCCTCATGCGCGAGCGCGTGACCATCCTCGCCCCGGCGACGGACGAGCAGTCCACGCTGGGCGCGGCCGTGGTGCCGTTTGTGCCGGCCGGCACGGTATGGGCCAGCGTCCAGGGTCTTTCAGCCCGCGAAACCCTCCAGGCGCAGCAGGCCAACGCGATCATCACACACAAGGTACGGATTCGGTTCTTCCCCGGCATCACGCACCAGCACCGCCTGTCCTGGCGGGGGCGGATGATGGAGATCGTGAGCGTCATGGAGCGGGAAGTTCGCACCGTGCACGAAATCATGGCGAGAGAGGTGGAGTGATGAACGATCTCGGCCTCCCCAGCATCACACAGGGAGAGGGTGTCGCCCGCGACATTGGCGGCTCGACAGGAAAGTCTCTCGCGCAGGGCTTCGTCACGGTCAAGACGGCCGGCATCCGCGAGTTGGCGCTGAAACTGCAATCCTTGGCGGCCAAGATGGGTGAGCCGGCCGCGCTTGGCAACTGCGTCAAGGAGGCCGCCAAGCACATCGAAAATGGCTATCGCAGCCGCGTGGCCGACGTGACCGGGAACCTCCGCAAGAGCATCCGAACTCGCATCAAGTCGTACCCCGAGGACGGCGGCGTCATCGCCATCGTCGGCCCGCTTCAGACCGGCCCGATGGGCGCCAACGAAAAGCAGGCGTCGGGAAATCATGCGTGGCTCGTAGAGTTCGGCACCGGCCCACGCCGGCCGGGCACGCAGGGAAGACGGACGTACATCAACGTCCATCAAGCGATCAACGGCAAGATGAGCCGTCATTCTTCGGCCAACGATCAGCAGTTCGCCAGCATGTCGAAGGGCTATTACTTCCTCATGGGGTCAAAGAACGAGCCGACCCGTCAGGCCCGGCGAGGCCGCGGCGGCAATCACGACTTCTACACCGACAAGAAAACAGGCCGCCAGCACCCCGTCACGCTTCACCCCGGCGATGAGTACGGCGAGATGAAGCCAACGAACGCCATGCAGAACACGATCACCCAAGAGCAGCAGGCCGTACTGAGCACGCTGACCGCCACACTCAAGAGCACTCTGGAGAGGTTGTCAAAGTGATTGTCTCCCCCGAGAAGCACATTTTTCAGCGGCTGGTGACGACGCCCGGCGTGGCCCGGCTCGTCGGATTTCAGGTTTTCGCCATCGCCGTCCCGAAGACCGCTGTCATGCCGTTTTGCGTCTACAAGAGGAACAACATTGTCCGCGAGGCGCATTTGGCCGGGCCGATGTTCCAGCCGGTTGTCCACGTTCAACTGGCGTCTTGGGGTCTGACCTACGACATGGCGAGGACGCTGGCCGACGAGGTGCGGCTTGCCTTGGATGGTCACACCGGCACCCTGGCAGGGGCTACAATCAGTGATATGCGGTTAGTGTCGGAAACCGATGATTTCATCGATCCGACGGCCGTGGGGGCACAACTCCCGCCCGCTTACGAGGTTCGACAACTGTTTCAGATTCGGTGGTCTGAGGCTACCGAATAGGACACTAAAAAGAGCGCAAGGAGGCGCAGGTCATGGCAGGCATTTCCGCACAGGGACTGACGTTCACGTTTGGGGGCACCAACCTGACGGTCACGTCGGTTCAGGTCAACGACTCGCAGGATTTGATCGATGGCAGCCACCTTGGAATCGCCCCTAACGGCCGACGCGAGTGGGTTGGTGGGTTCGCCACGAACCGCGAAGTCACCTGTGACGTTATCTCCGCAGCGATCCTCACTGCCGGCCAGAGCGGGGTGCTCGCCATCACTGGCCCACTGGCCTACAGCGGCAACGCGACGATCATGTCGGCCAGCGTCGGCGGCAGCGTCGGTGATCTGGTCAAGGGCAGCGTGTCGTTCAAGGTGGCGTGACCCATTCGGGGGTGAAGGGCAATGGCCGGCACCTCCGCGCAGGGCGCGACGTTCACCTTCAAGGGCAGCAAGTTCACGATCACCAGCATCTCGGTTGAGCAACCGACTGCGGAGGTCGTGGACATGACCGCCTGGAACGACAGCGTGGACAAGTACGTCCTCGCGCCTACAGGCGCTTGGTCGGGCGGCAGCGTGTCGATTGATTATCTGCACACGCCGGGGACGGGCAACGTCACCGACCTCGTCCGCAAGACAGGAACGCTGTCTTTCTCGTCGGCCGGCTATTCGTACTCACGAAACGCCATCCTAGAGTCGGCCACGGCCGCCGCCACGGTCAATGACCTTGTTCGCGGCACGATGAAGTTTCGGCTGACGGATTATTACGCCCCCTGACCCGTTCTTACCCTCACTTCGTTGGAGCACATGAGCATGTCGGCTGATCTTCGCAAGCGGCTTTTTGGCGCCAAGGACATTCGCATCAAGAGCATCGAAGTGCCGGAGTGGGGAGGCACCTACTACGTCCGCGTCATCAACGGCAAGGCCCGCGAGTCCTTTGAGGAAGCCCTGGCGGCCGAGCAGCGCATGAAGAACTTCCGCATGAAGTTTCTCATCCTGACGCTCTGCGACGAGGACGGTGCGACGATCCTGACCGACGCCGACATCGACTTCCTTGGCGAGCGGTCGAGCGTGGTAATCAATCGTGTGTTCGACGCGGCCTGGGCAATCAATGGTTTCACCAAGGAGGCAGTTGATGCGATGGGGGAAGGTTCGCCGTCCGACCAGAACGCCGCTTCTACCTCCGTCTAGCCCTGGCCCTTGGAAAAACCGTCCGAGAACTACTGGAGACTGTCGATTCCGACGAGATAGCCGAGTGGTACGCCTACGACCAGCGGTGGCCGATCAGCGATGGCTGGCAGCAGACCGCCAGGATTTGCAGGGTCATCATGGCGGCCTCCGGCAACTACAAGAAGAACGACGTGCCGGATGAGTCGGCCTTCATTCCGGCATCTCACAAGCCGTCGCAGACCAAAGAGCAGATGTTTGCCGAGTTGTCGAAACTAACAAAGCCTCAAGGATGAGACTATGGGGAACGGCTATCTCGGCAAAATATCGGCCGTAGTTTCGGCCAACACAAGCGACTTTCAGTCCAAACTGAACGGCGCTGCGAAGGACGTGCAGAAGTTCGCGTCCTCCATGCAGTCGTCGCTCACGTCGGCGCAGACGAAGGCGACGACCTCGCTGCGTGGCATCTACACCGAAGCGCAGAAACTGGAGCGCGCGCTTCAGGCGGCGTCCACCGGGAAACTGTCCTTCAAGGGCTTCGCTGGCCCCGACCTCGATTCGGCCGTGAGCCGGATGCGAGCGTTCGCGTCGGTGACGAAGGAGATCGGCGGCCCCCTGGCCGCGGCGACCAAGTCGTTCAACCAGTTGTCGATGGAGGTGCAGGGCGAGTTCAGCCCCGCGCTCAAGCAGGCCCAAGTGTTGACCGAGCGGCTGGCTGACACGATTAACAAGACCGGCACCGTGTCGGAGGAGCGATTCCAGCGGGTCGCCGGTGCCGTCAACGTGGCCGTCGATTCGATGAAGCGATTGAGCGAGGCCAGCAAACTCGTCGGCGGCCTCGCGACAGGGAAAGAACTGCGGTTCAGTAACCCGCAGTTTGTAGCGGAAGCCACTCGCTCGCAGCGGCTTCAGCAGGAGGCGGCTGCGCTTTCGCCGTCTTCGGTCGCTTCTGGCGGGTTCGCCGGCATGGTGTCGCAAATATCGGCGGCCGCTGCGGAGGCCGAGCGGCTGAACGCCGCCCTGGAGAACGAAGCCCAACTCGTCAACGGCGACGTGCCGGCTGCCACCGCGAAACTCACGGCCCAATTGGCGGTGTGGCGCAGCCTAAACGATGAACTGGAGCGACGGGCGTGGATTGAAAAGAACATCGGAGCGAAGACGGACATCTCCCGCACGGGCATGAGTTCCAGCATTGCCGCGCAGCGCATAAAAGAGCGCGAGGCGGAAATCGCCAAGCGCATTGGCGAGCGCACGGACATCTCCCGCACGGGCTTTAGCACAGACGTTGCCGAGGGCCAGCGAGCGCAACGGCGACGGCAAGCGTCTGAAATGCTTGGAACTGATAACGCGAGCGCCTCCGAGGTGCCGCGGCAATTGCGATCAGTCGGGCAACGCATTGTCAACCTCCGATCTCAACTAGAGTCGCTTCCGGCCACGCTTCGGCAAGGGATGCTGCCGGCGCTCAACGCCATACAGAATGAGTTCATTCAGATGGCGGGGGACGTGACGCCCGCCATCAACGCTATCGACTCGCTTGAAAGCAGCCTTCAGGACGCCGAGCAGGCAGCGAGAAGGTTGGCGGCCGCAATGGAGATTGTCCAGGGGCACGGTGGCGCCGGCACGGCCGGAGTTGAATTTGGGCTTGATCAAGCGGTCGCATCTCGGATGACCGCCCAACTCAACGTCCTACAAAGTGAATTGAGCCTCGTGTCGGCCGAAGCCCGCGGACCAGGGGTTCAGGCGTTCAACAACCTGCGGAGCGCTATCGCCGCCGCAATGGCAAACGGGACGATAGCGACCGAGAGCGTGCAGCGTGAGTTAGCCGACCTCCGCAACCAAGCAGTCTCCACAATCGCATCGCTTCGCGGCATTGACGCTGGTTCTTTAGCCAACAGTGTCGCGGGGGCAGGCTCGCGCAGGCAGGGCGACATAAGCCGGATGGGAGCCGGAAACGCCTCTCTCGCAATTCAGCAGTTGGGCTTCGCCATCGATGACTTTATGTCGTCTACTGGCGGTTTTGATCAAAAACTCCGCGCTGTCAGTAACAACATTTCGCAAATGGCGTTCATACTTGGTGGAACGGCCGGGTTGTTTGTTGGCTTGGGGGTGACAATCACAGCGCAAGCGGCGCTGGCGCTCACAAAGTGGATCAACGGCGGCCGAGAGGCTGAAGATCAAACCAAGTCGCTGAATGATGCCATCTCTCGCCAGAAATCGCTTGTAGAGGAGTTGGCCCAGGCATATCGCTCTCTCGGGGACTCTTTGACGCGAAACGTGTTTTCCAAGGCCACCGAGGAGTCGCGGTCTTTTGCGAAAGACCGCGACGAGGTGATGAAGAAACGGCGGGAGCAGGCAGAGGAAAGAATCGCGGCCGCCTCGCCGGAAGTGGCTCGCGAACGGGCCACGCAGGCAATGCTGGAGCGGCAAATTGACAGCGCTACCAGCGTGGGCCGCGTGATTCTGCTTCAAAAACAACTCCGAGAATCAAAAGAGCGCGAAAAACGCGCGAGGGAGGAGGCGGTCAATTCGCAAAATGTTGGCCGCGACGAAGCCGCTGCCGCGATACGGGTCGCAGGAGAAGCGGAATCGGCCGGAATGTCTTTTTTTGAGGCTTTCGTGCCAGGGGTCGCAGACTACGACGACAGGCGGGATCGCATGAAGGCCGCGCGGCAGCGCGCGGAGCAAGCGGCGGCTGCTGGGTCGGACGTTGAACTTCGTGCAGCCCTCCAAGATCAGTTGGCTGCCATGACTGGCGCGCAGGGGTATATGCCAGGAGACAACTCGGCTGTCGATCAAGCCGTGCAAAGGCTTGAGTTATTGATAGCCCAACTGGACAACAAGATAAAAATCGCGACTGACAACAAGGTCGTCCAAGGCATCATTGACGCGGGCATTGAGGTAAGCCGATCACTGTCGGCAGTGCAGTCGCTCATTGGCGAAAACATCGCACCTTTCAGTAGCACTCGCGATCAGGCCGAAAAAGTCGCTGCTCGACTCAAACAGATCACAGACGAACTAGAGCAGGGCACGACTCCAGAGCGAAACGCGGCTCTCCAGAAAGAGATGGAAGCCCTCAATTCGCAGGCGGCAGCACATCGCTCCGCAGCGGAAGTCGTCCGCGTCTTTGCTGACACGTTAAAGCGAATTAGCACCGATCTCGCAGGCTCCGTCGCGGAGTCTGCCGTGTCGGCGGCTGGGGACGCCAGACGAGAGGCTAACCGCGCAGCAGCGGCCAATGTCGTAAACGGTGAGTTTGACGCAAGCGGCAATCGGCGGCGGCCTGGGGACGCTGCCCGCGAGGCAGACAGGGCAGTTGGAAGGCGGGCAGACGCGGAGCGAGAGGCCCGCAGATCGCAGGACGACGCGGCCCGCGTTCGTAGGGAAAACGATCAGCGGCGGCGTGAGTTTGAGGCCGACATCGCCAGCGATCCGCAAGTCGCCGCAGAAAGAATGCGGCTTGAGCAATTGCAGCGCATTCTCGACAGCGATACTGCGTCAGCGGAGGAGAAGTCTAAGGCGGCCGAAGAAAAAGCCGCCATCCAAAGTCGCCAAGAGCGGCGATTTGAAGACAGCCCGCAGGGTCAAGCATCAAAGGCGGCGGCCGATGCGGCTGATCGCCGGAACGCTGCCGAGCGCGAGCGGCAGCGGCAGCGGGACGAGCGATTCAACGCCGCCGAGCGTGGTCGCGACATCGGCCTGCGAGACTCCGAAGTTGCCGCGAGGGAGGCGCGGAACGGGATGCTGGACATTGTTGCCGCCAGAGACGAGGGTCTGTTGTCGCGAAGGCAGGCCAATGAGCAGGCCAGCCGCTTTGGCCGTGAGCAACTGGAGCAGGCCGCTCCGATGATCGCCAGCATGGCCGAGGAGGTGCAAAACGCCATTCTCCAAGGGCCGTCCAGGGCGGCGCTGGAGGTTACCGACGTGTCCACGGTGCAGGGGCAGAAGGAACTCAACCGTCTTCTCCGCGGCGACGACTCCGCGAAGAACGCCAACATCGTGGAACTGGAAAAGCAGAATCAGAAACTTGTGGAGGTCGTCGCCGTCCTCAAGGACATCGCTCGCAACGCCGGTATCGTCCTCGACTTGTAAGGAGTATTCAGTGGCCGACATCAACTACAGCATCAGTGTCCAAGTGACCAAGGAGAACCTGACCAGCAGCATGGCCGCTAACGGCGTCACGGCAGCGATGAGTCAGGTGGGTCTGCAATCGCAGACCATCACCGTGTCCACGAGTTCCGCGAGCGCCACCAGCATCTCGACGGCGAACCTGTCGTCGGTGGGCCTTGCCTTCCTGCGAAACCTATCCACATCAACTGCCTCGACGGTTCAGGTTGGCATTTCGGCCGCCGGCACGTTCTACCCCTTCTCGACTCTGCGGGGTGGCGAGCCGGCAGTGCTTCGGCTGGCTACCGGGGCCGCCTATAGGGCAATCGGTGACGCGACGGCCCGGCTCCGCGTAGACGTTCTGGAGGGTTGATTCATGCCGAAACTCGTCAGCGAAATATCCGCAGGCACGACGTTCAACTTCTCGTCAAGTCAGGGGCAGATCACGGCGTCGATGACGCGGGTGTTCCGCGTTCTCCTGAATTCTGCCGGCGAGGTGTTCAACATTCAGACGACGTGCAACGTCAAGATTGGCGACCAGCACCCGTACAACACGGACCTTTATTGCAAATCGTTCGCTGCGCAGTTTGAGGGCGAGAGCCGGATGGTCGCCCTCTGCACGTTCACCTACGACTCCACTGCGGGGAGCCAGCAGGAAGACCCCAACAGCAAGTCTCCCGAGATTCGCCCGGCGAACTGGTCTACGTCAACGAGCCTGTCGGAAGTGCCGGCGTACTCGTGGACAAAGATCGGGCAAAACGGCAACCCCATTGGCAACGCCGAGCCGGCGGCAAACAAGCCCGGCGACCGGCTCGACGGCGTGACTCGCTTCGCGCCGATTGTCTCTATCTCGATTGACCAATGGGAGCCGACCGACCCGACGAAGCACGTCGCGCTCGCCGGAACCGTCAACCGGAATGAGTTTTGGGTTGGAAGCCTGCGGTGCTTCCGGCGGTCGCTGATGTTTCGTGGCGTGTCGTCCAGGCCGGCGGTCGAGTCATGGGGCGGCCTGCTGTACCGTGGTTGGCTGTGCTCCTACGAGTTCGCGTACCAAAAAAACCACGTCGAGGGACTGTGGGAGAATGGGCAATCCTACGACGCGGACATTGGGTGGGATTTGGCTGTGCCGCACACGGGGTTTAACGTGCTGGCGTTCAACCCGGCAGGGCCGGCAGCCGATCAAGACGTTTACGGGCAACCGCTAAAGCACAGGGAGCAGAAGATTTTCCAGCCGCTGGCACTGCCAGACAACATTGCCGGCGGCGACAAGGTGCGAGGTATGGTGCTGGTACATGAGTACGAAGCCGGCGGCGCTTCGCAGTTGCCGTGCGCACAACCAATCCCCCTCAACGACGACGGGACGCCTCGCAAGGGCACGGCCGTCCCGCCCGTGCTAGTTTACCGCCGAAACCCGCACGAGGAGTACGACTTTACAAACTTCAAACTGCGGCTGATCTAATGGCCGAAAACGAACGCTACCTCATCGGGCCTGGGTTGCGGAACAAACTCCGCGAAATCATCCGTCGCGTGGACGGGATGCCGCTGGGAAGCAGTGCGGAAATTCCGACGCGGCTTCAGGACATGCGGCGTGGCGGCGGCGGAACCACTCTGAAAGTCGGGACGTTCACGGGGTCATGGCAGACCGGCACATTTAAGACCGTCACGATTACTGGATCGACCAACACGGTGTCGGTCTTCAACTGGTGCAACCCGTCCGTCGAGAGCGGCACTGCCGTCACCACGGCCACCAGATACGTTATTTTCGGAAATGCCAGCGGCACGCAGAGCGCGGTCGAAATTCAGGCCGCAACGGCAACGTGCTCAATGGTCATCGGCGGCGTGGATTTCTCAAGCCTTCCCAGTTTCAACGCGACTTCAGTGCAGTTGCTGGGCCACGAGGCTGGCTGCATGAAGTGGTTTGACGTGACGGCCTGCTCGACGGCCACAGCGACGTGACGCATGGTGAATATCTCGATGAACGGCGGCAGGGTCGTCATGCGCGGCAGCGCCGTCGCCATAGGAAGCGGGTGCTGCTGCGAGTTGCCGTGTGGCCCTGAAAACCCCAGCGAGCCTGTTGTGCTGGTTAGGACGTACTGCGCAAACCCCGAGTCGTGGACTCAAGAGATTCCGCCCGACCCTCGCCCAACGCCGGATTGGGTCACGTTTCTTCAGGAGACGTGGTACTACTACAACATCAGCGTGGTGGAAGAAATACCCGGCGCGCAATATGCTTGGTACGCCAGTTGTTGTGAGTACGGGCCTAGTGCGTGGATTTACTTGTGCGGCGTGCCCTACTACCTCCCAACTTGCCTGCTGAACATTTTCCCGTGATTACAGGCCCACGAAAACTGTTTGAGTTTGTTTGTCAGTCTCGCGGCTACACGGCCGATGAGGTGCGGCCGTGCATCGTGTCGCAGGACGCCGACACGGTGACGGTGGACGAGCATCACTCGTCATACCCTCGCAAGAGACAGTCGCCAGCCGCCGCTAGATCGGGGCCGCCATCACCGCCGCCTCCACTTGGCCCAGGCGGCCACATGAAGGCCATGCTGGCAGGCTGGCCCTTCAGGGTCGTCGCCACGCCAACGTGCCCCTGTAACGCCCACGCCCGGCAGATGGACGCCTGGGGTCCAGACGAGTGCATTGCCAGGATGGACGAGATCGTCGGCTGGCTGCGGGCCGAGGCCGAGCGCAGGGGGCTGCCGTTTTCAGGCACGGCAGCGAGGCTTCTGGTAAGGCGGGCAATCTGGAAGGCCCGAAAATCGCATTGACTGCCGTAGGCTACCGAACGACAATCTGCCAATGCCCAAAGACCACCACTTTATCATCTGCGGGCTTCGATACCTCCTGCGTTTCACGCGGCTGAAGGGCAGCGCCGCCGGCTGGGCCTACGTTCCGGACCACAAGAACCCGCAGATGCAGCGGAAAATCCTTGTGGACGAGCGGCTCAAGTCGCGATCCAGGCTGGAGACGATCTGCCACGAAGTCCTCCATGTCTGCTTCCCGACCGTTGGCGAGTCGCACATCACCGAGTCGGCCCGAGACTTGGCCCGCGTGTTGTGGGCGCTGGGCTACCGCGACCACGAAAAGGAGTGACAGATGCCGAAGGCCCAGGAGCGCAGCATCCGCGACGAAATATACGCTGCTGCCGCGGAAGAACCGCCGAGGGTGGATTGGCTGCGGCAAATGAGCGAAGCCGACAGGCAAGAGATTCTCGCCATCAAGTCGGAGTGGAAGGAGGGCAAGTTCGCTGGCACGGGCCGCGGTGTCGCGAGGGCGATTCACAGGGTCTGCAAATCGCGAGGGATCGCGGTCATCAGCGTGGAAGGAATCCGAAATTGGCTCAACAAAGACCTATGAAGAACGAGGTCATCGCCATCGCGGCCGACGCGGAGGCCGCTCGCCTTCGCGACGAACTGTCCGCGATGAAGAAGAAATACCTCGCCGCGCTCAAGCAGTTGGACACAGAGCAGGCGGCAGTCAGGAACCTGACATCACTTGCCGGCGTCAGGGCCAAGCGGATTCCGCGGGCCAAGGCCGCAGGCAAGCGACCAGAGGCGACGGTGGTGCTCGTGGTGTCTGATTGGCACGTCGAGGAGACTGTAGACCCCTCTACCTGTCGCTCGCTCAACCAGTTCTCGCTGGAGATTGCCGACCGCCGCATCAAGCAACTGGTGCAGCGAGCGTCGATGCTCATAGAGCACGAGCGAGGGCTGACGAACATTCGCCGCATCGTCGTGGCCTGCCTTGGTGACCTCATTACGGGCCATATCCACGAAGACTTGGTCGAAATCACGTCGCTGGCCCCGCTGGCGGCGACCCGCTGGGCCGGCGAGCGGCTGGCCGGCGTGATCGACGCCATGCACGAGATCGCCCCGGTGCTCGTGGCGACGGCCTGCGGCAACCACGGCCGCGTCGGCAAGCCCAGGATGGCTACCGAGCAGGAACATTCGTTTGAACAGCATCTCTACTTGACGATGGCCCAGGCCGAGAAGCGGCCCACCGTCAAGTGGCAGATCGGCCGGGGCTACCTCAACATCGTTGACCTCGACGGCTTCGTGCTTCGCGCCCACCACGGTCACGCCATCCGGTTTGCGGGCGGCATCGGCGGCCTGACGATCCCGATGAACAAGGCTATCGCCAACTGGAACCAAGCCCAGCGCGCCGATTTAGACGTGCTGGGGCACTGGCACTCGTTTTCCTGGCTGCCCTATCGATTCGTCGCGAACGGGTGCCTAATCGGCCACAACGCCTTTGCCGACCGGATCAAGGCCGAATACCAGCCGCCCAGCCAAAGCCTCATCGTCATCGATCACGAGCACAGCCGGGTCACGAAGGTTCTCCCGATCTTCCTCACATGACCGAAAAAGACCTCCTCCGCACGGCGGCGTTCGCGGCGGCGAGGCGGTCGCACGACCCCCGCACGCAAAACGGGGCCGTGCTCGTGCCTTCCGGTGGTTGGATGCCGGTGGCGGTCGCCGCCAACCACTACCCCGTTCGTTGGTGGGCGGCCGGCAGCCGCCTGGAGGCGCCGGAGAAGTACCGATACATCGAACACGCCGAGCGCGCCGTGATCTACAAGGCGGCGGCCTGCGGGCAGGCGACCGAGGGATCGACCCTCTACTGCCCGTGGTTCGCCTGCACTGACTGCGCCAGGGCGATCATCTGCGCTGGCGTGGCGGCCGTCGTGGGGCATGAGGCCGCCAGGGCGCGCACGCCCTCGCGGTGGGCAGGCGAGGTCGCGGCGGCCGAGTCGATGCTGACGGATGCCGGAGTCGCCATGCGGTGGCTTGGGGGCACGCTGGGCGTATCCATCCTGTTCGACGGCGAGAAACTGGAGTTGTGACCATGCGACTGATTGGGCTGTGCGGAGCCGCCGGGGCCGGGAAGGGTTCTGTCGCGACGATCTTGCGGAGCCTGGGCTTCGTGGAGGTGTCGTTTGCCGACCCTTTGTACGCTGCCGTGGCGGCCATCACGGGCATCACAACCGACCGGCTACACGACCGAGCCGTGAAGGAGGCGGTGATTCCGTGGATCGGAAAGTCGCCTCGGCAACTGCTTCAGACGCTTGGGACGGAATGGGGGCGGCAGATGGTGTGCGACGACCTGTGGGTGCTGTCGGCACTGCGGGCCGCCAGCCGGCACGACAGGGTGGTGGTTCCAGACGTGCGGTTCGACAACGAGGCCAGGGCCATCCGCGAGCGCGGTGGTGTCGTCCTGCGGGTCGTTCGGCCGGGCGTCTCGTGCCTGACAGCCGACACGTCGTCGCACGAAAGCGAGGCCGGAATCAGCGACTACTTGATCGACGGCGAGATCGTGAACGACGGCGACCTGACGTGCCTGCCGGGGAAGGTCGATGCGGCCATTCTAAGGCTACCGACCCATATAATGTAAGCAGGACACGTTGTCTCGCATGGAGGCGAGGATGGCATGACTGCCGACGAATTCAAGCAGGGCACAATCGATACGTTTCTCCGTATCGCTGACCGCTTCGGCGTCCCCTGCGTGATCTTGGCAGCGGTTGTGTATTTCGGCCGCGAGGCCGCCGTTGCGATTCACAGCACGGTCGTTCAGCCGGTCGTGAAAAGCCACGTTGAGTTCCTTGAGACAACGTCAGAAGTGCAACAGCAGCAGGCCAGAACGCTTGAGGAACTTGCGACCGGGCAGATCGAAATCAAGGCCGCTCTCACGCGACGGGACGCGGTGACCAACATTGAGGGGAGAAACTAGACATGGCAGCAGTGGTTTTCACGTCAGTGAGCGTAGGGACAACCGCGACGAGCGTCTTGGCCGCTGCCAGCGGCAACAACTACCAGTTCATCGCCATCGCCAACAACGGTTCGTCCACAGCCTACCTCAAGTTGGTGCCGACGACGAGCGCCCTGACGACGAGCAACGGCGTCCCCCTGGCCGCCGGCGCTTCGCTGCTGCTCGACCAAGACCTGACGCCAATCTTCACCAGCGGCATTTCCGCGATCTGCGACACCGGCGCTTCAACGACACTGGCAGTCCAAGCGTACTGACATGGCGTTCCTGAACACCAGCGGAGCGTTTCGATTCATCGGCGGCGCCATCTCTCTGGCAAAGCCGGTCGCTGGGCCGACGTACCATCCAGAAGCGCTGGCGTGGCGCACCGCAGCACTGGCAAATGGCGGCACCGGAATCACCGCCTCCACAATGCAGGCGGTCAGTGACTTTTGCGATGCGATTGACGCGGCTGGCATCCGATCAGCGTTTCTGCGTTTAAGCCTCGTTTGCGGGGGAAACTTGGCAGCCGCTCGCACGCCGCTTTACCGAGGGGCTTCGCCCGGCGGCACGCAGTACGGGCCTGTCATCGACGTAAACGTCGGCCCACTGGCAGAGGAAGACTACACGCAGGCAACAGGCGTGTACTTCAACGGATTGAGCAAGTACATCGACACTGGACTCACCATCGGCAGCCTGTACTCGTTCGGTGCCGGCGCGTCCGACACGCATGCAAGCGTGTATCTGCGGACCAATGACTATGGTCCCCACTTCGGCGGCCAGGATTACGCAGCCGCGTATTCCAACAACGCCGTGGCCTTGGACGCTGGAAGCAACGGTGGTTACATCGCGGACTACGCCCCAGTTTTGCGAGTCGGGAATGTGAATTATGGCGAAGGCGAAATTTTTACAGCCGCGCAACATGCCCTTGGGCATCATCTGGCAATGCGATCCAGTGATTCCGCCGGCGTGTATTTGCAGGCTGGAACGGATGTGACCGGCACCATTACGGGCTACACCGCCGCCTTCGCTTCGGGAGACAGCACGCCGCTCTATTTTGGCGCGACGTGGTCGTCGATAGACGACGGCAGTGGGCCGACGCCAACCCCTTTGCTTGGTCGGGCAACGCTGGCTGCGTACTCTGTCGGGCGCATACAGGGCATGAGTGACAGCGCAGGGCGAGTTGCATTTTACAACGCCATGCAGGCATTTCAGGCGGCGCTGGGGAGGGATGTGTAATGGGCTGGTTGACAGTGACCGACGAGCAGCGCGCATCGCTCGCGGCGTTCAACGCCGGCAGCGTCCGCGTCAACGTGGTGCGCGGCACGCAGGGCGGGTGGCTAGTGTGCGATGACGCACTTGCCGAAGCAGTGCCCGGCGGGCCGCTTGAGAATTTCGCGGCGTGGTACTCATGGCTGACGCCCAGCGATGACGTGCCGGCACCGCGGCCGCCCAGGCCCGAGCGCCGCAAGTAAGGACTGATCAGATGGCCGACAAGAAAATCAGCGAGTTGACGAGCGGTTCCGCTGTCTCGACAAGCGTCGTGCCGGTAAGCGATGCGGCCGGCACGGCGACGACGAAAGTGACGCTGGCCGCTATCGCGGCCTTGGGCGGCGGCCCGCCGTCAGCCCACGCCAGCGCCCACGGCACCGGCGGCTCCGACGAGGTCACGCCGGCCGCCATCGGCGCTGCGGCGGCCACCCACTCGCACGCGGCCGGCGACATCACCAGTGGAGTCCTGGCAGCCGCGAGGCTCCCATCCGCGACGACGACCGCCGCCGGAGCCGTTGTTGTCGGCAGCGGAATCAACGTCAGCAGTGGGACGATTTCGGCAACAGCGGCCAGCGTCGGCGCCGCGGAAACGGCACACACGCACGGGAACTTGTCCAACGCTGGCGCCATCGGCGCGGCCGCCGGCCAGATCGTCGTGACGACCACGGGAGGTGCGCTGACGACGGTCGGCACGCTAACGGAGGTTCAGACCTATGTCTCCGATCTATTCACTACAAATATCGCGACAGACGACTACCTGGGGAATGTCATCACCAGCATCGATGGAGCGTTCTCCTACACAAACGGCCAAGTCAGCAGCATCAGCACGACAGTCTCGTCGTTGAACAGCAGCGTCTCGGCGCTCCAAACTGCCGACACCTACATACCGGGATATGACGGTGTCGCGGACGCCAACGATTGGGTGAGCCGCGTGAGCGCGCAGGGCGCTTCTGTTTCAACGGCTACACGCGCCGCGGTGACCAGATTTTGCGTGGCTGTCGCGGCTGCTGGCCTGCGAAGCAAAATCTGGCGAGCGAACGTCTTCGCGGGGAACACCATCGCCGCTGCGATGGTGCCGATCTACCGCGGCCCGAGCCGAAGCGGCACGCAATATGGCGGCACCATCGACACGAACAACAACTTCTCGTCCGCGTCGTGGACGGAAGCCGGAGGTTTGGTAGGCAACGGCTCGACGCGCTATCTGACGCTGGGCACGTTTGCGGAGTTGCGAACTGATTGGGCGACGGGTCATTTTGGCATCGACTACACCGGCGCGGATGCGACGGATCGGATGCTCTTGGGCGGGTTTTTCAACGAGAGCCTGACCTCGCCGCGAGGCTGGTATCGGATATGGGGTGGCACGACCTACGGCATTAACGGCGTTTTCGGCAACCCGACGAAGTCGGGGTTCACGCAAAACGCAAACCTGAAGATCGTCAACCGATCCTCGTCCACGTCGCTGTGGTTCTACGAGAGCGGTGAGCGGGTATCGACCGAGACGACGACCGCAAATACATCGACGCAGCAGCCGCTGTCCCAGTTTTGCGTGATGGCAGCAGGCTACACGAACGTGAGCGGCGGCGCCGCGACGACGAGCGTGAACGGGTACGCGGCAGCCGTTGGCACATGCCGAGGCTACACGATTGGCGACCCCCTGACGCAGTTTCAGGCTTATGCGTTTGGGACGGCGTGGCTGAGACTCCAGCAGGAATTGGGACGCGCATGACGCTTCAAGATTTAGCGGGCCAATTGCCGCTTGCATACGCCGAATCGCTGGAGATCGCACTGGTCTTCGGTGATTCGCTGGCGGTGCGGCTGGACGAGATTCAGCAAGCGCACGGATGCCCGTGGCTCCGCGTGTCGCCGGTTCGGCTGACAGACGGCCGCTGGATGGTGGCAGGCGACATGCTGACTGAAGTCGGGCCTGGGGGTCTTCTGGCGGAAGGCTTCTCGCACCTCGACGCGACCAGATTCTCGGAAATAGAGATCGTGCCGATGGCTGAGGCTGTCGCGATGATCCAGCGGCCCGCAGGCGAATGACCGGAGGAGGACATCATGGCTGAATTTTCTCAACTTCCAGGCACTCTCAATATCACCGCGGCCGTCGGTGACACCGTGTCGATCCCGATCCAACTCACTGGGCTGAACATCACCGGATACACGGTCACGGCCGACATTTTCGCGGTGAAGGCGTCGTCTTCTTCGGCCGACATACTTCAGGAAATCGACACATCGGTCGCGACTGTGCCGCTCTCGGTCACAGTGACAACCGCGACCACGGGCGACCTCACCATTGCCTACGAAAACTTCTCTTACGTTTCAGCGAGCAGGAGGTGGAGGCTGCAACTGACGGCGCCGTCTGGCGCGAAGCGGTGCGCGGTCAGCGGCTCATTCTCCGCAGCGCTGCCATGACCTTTGCCTTCTCTTTCACGCAGGCTGCGTCGATTGTGCCGGCGGCAACGGCGGCAACGTCTGTGGTGCCGGCGTTCGTCCATGCGGCCGCCATCGCCTTGGCCGCTACACCGGCCGCATCTGTGCCATTCTCGGCCACGCAGCAGGCCGCCGTCGCGGTAGTGGACGCTGGCGCCGTCGTCAGCGTCACTGTGCCCCCGCTGATCGCTCCCCCGTCGTTCTACTCGCTGCTGACAGAGGCCGGCGAAAGGCTGCTGACGCAGGGCGGCGACACTCTTTCGCAGGAGCGAGCCTAGTGTTTTGGTGGCTACGGAGGCGGGCCGGCGAACTGTTCGGTGCCCCCAGGTCAGGCCGGTGGCCCAAGGTGCGGGCCGACGCCATTCGCCGGCAGCCTTTCTGCGAGGCGTGTGGGCGGGCGAACGACCTTGAGGTGCATCACGTCATCCCCGTCCACGTCGCCAAAGAGATCGGGCGGCCGGAATTGGAACTCGACCCCTCCAATCTGGTCGTACTCTGCGGCGACCCGTGCCACTTCGTCCACGGGCACCTCATGTCGTGGAGCCGGCACAACCCCGTCGTCCGCGAAGACTGCCGCCGCTACCGGCAGCAGATCGAGGCCGCCAAGCCCGCAAAGGCCGCTACCCAACCTTCGGCAGAACGCTGATCGCGGAAGGGGGCTTCACGATCCTGGGGTCGAGGTACTTCCGCGTCGTCTTTGGATCGGCGTGATCGAGCACGTCCTGCGCCGAGACTCCACCGGCTTGCGAGTAACTCGCGCAGGTCTTACGAATTTTGTGAAACTTGTCCTTGCGGCCGCTTGGCAGCCCCGCTCGCTTGAGGATGATCGCCAGCCGCCGCCAGATGTATTTCGGATTCTTGTCCCACAGGAACACGGCGTCATCCGGCGTCCGACTCCCCTTGATTGCCTGCATGGCTTCGGCGGTCTGCTCTGTGATCTCTCGCAGTAGGTCGCGCCGCTTGCCCTTGCGATCTTCTGCCTCGTAGAGAACCGTGAGGCCACGCACGTTGCGCCATCGCAGCGCGAGCACAGACGATATGCGCTCCCCCGTGTCGTAGCACACGAGTAGGATCGCACGCCAAAAAAGCGCGGCCGGAGTGCCCGAGATGGTCACCGTTTCCTTGCTGGCTTCTGTCAGGAGCCTTTGAAACTCCTCCGTAAACCACGCCTCCGGCACCCGCTCTGGCACGTTGACGGGCTGGATGCGGGGCCATGTATCGACCATCTTGCCTCGCGCCGCCCACTCCCATAATGCGCGTAACTGTGCCCTATCCTTGGCGGCCGTGGCCGGCTCGCGAGTGCGAATCCTGTGCGCCAAGAACCTCGCGACCACGAGTTCGTCAAGGTCAGCGACCGTCGGCTCGCGCCCAAGGAAGTCGCCAAAACTCTTGATCGTGTATCCGTAGAGTTCAATTGTCCGATCAGAGATGCGGCGCATCGGAGCGTAGAAGTCGTGGAGCAATTCGGTGAGTTTCATTTTCATGAAGGAAACATTCCCCACACAATCAGCAGGAGTTACCCCCCCGACTACCTAACTGGGGGGGGGGGGGGGTGGGTTCCGCTAGTCGCAATCTCTACGTTCGTCAACTTGCACGCAGGCCACTCCGCACCGATGGTCAACCTCCACGCTTTTTTGGCTGCCGCGACGGCCGCCGACGGCGTTGCTGCCGTGACCACCACCTCGTCAGTGTCCTCCACTGGGCCATCCGTCCAATCAACCAGCACCGTCCACCGTCGTGTCATCTGGGCACTCCTTTGCGTGTCCTTGCGGATCATTCCGCCGATGACATATGACTGTTGCCGCCTCCAGTTAAATTGTCAATCTCAACCGTTTAGGCGATGATTTCCGCGGGCGCCGGATAGGCTGGCGCCAGCGGACACGTTGGCTGGAGGGGTGAGATGGCGAAGAAAGATTATGCCCTTGGGTCTTACGAGGCCGCCGCTCTCATGGGCGTGCATTTCACGCGGCCCGGCCGCATGTTCGACGCGGGGGTGCTGACGGGCCGGCTTCTCGACCCCGTCGCCGCCACGAAAAGCGACCGCTCGTTCGCGATCTTCTCGTCACTTTCCTGTCAGGAAAACTTTGCGGACTACGAGATCGCGCAGGCCGGCAAGGCCGGCAGGACGTACAGACCGCGGGCGTGGCTGGACGACCGGCCAGCGATGCTCAAGCGGCTGGCGGCCATGACGCCGAAGATCGACTACGACGACGCCATCGGGACGGCCGAGGCCGCCAAACTACTAGGTGTCCACATTTCGCTGGTGCCCAGGCTGGTCACGCAGGGCAAAATTTGCGGCCGCGTGCCGTGGAATCCCCGGCACAGCGGTGGCAGCCGTGGGCTGATCATCAGCCGGCGGTCGTGCGAGGCCAACCGCCGGGAGGTCGCCGCTGCCGAGAAGGCCGGCAAAAAACGGGGCAAAGCCCGCTACGCCTGACGGGCCTCGTTTTGTGTCTTGACGGGTAGCCTGCCAACCCCTATCCTCCCCTCCCGCTCAAGGAGGAGTGCGATGAGTTGGTTGTGGCAGCACCAGCAGGACGCGATCAAATACGCAATGGGGCGCAGGGACGTTCTGCTCCACTGCGGTATGGGGACGGGGAAAACCCGTGTCGCCCTGGAGGTCGCCCGACTGCTCATTGAGGAGTGCAGGCTGGAAGGGAAGCCGGCCCGCATCCTCGTGGGCTGCCCCAAGGCGGTGATGCCGGCCTGGGCGAAGCAGGCGGGCCTGTGGCTGCCGGGCGTCAGGGTTCTCGTGCTCGACAAGGGCACGGCCCGCGACAAGGAGGCCCGCATCGTGGCGGCCCTCTGCGACACGTCGCCGCTCATCATCGTTGGCAACTACGAGAGCCTGCGGCTAATGCCGACGCTTGACCGAGTGCCGTGGGCCTGTCTTGTGTGGGACGAGGTTCACCGGCTCAAGAGCGCGACGGGCGCCGCCAGCAAGTGGGCCGCGAAACTCTGCAAACGGAACCCGACAGCCAAGCGGATCGGCATGTCTGGCACGCTCCTGGCTCATTCTCCCCTAGACGCGCTGGGGACGTGGCGAGCCGTCGAGTCGCCGGAGTGCCCGACGTTCGGGTCGCTCGTGACCATGTTCAAGGCGAAATACTTCGCCATCCATCCGCATATCCGCGGCGCCGTCCTGGGCCTGCGGCGCGACATGGAACAGGAGTTTGCCGAGAAGGTCGCCGCCACGACGTTTCTCCGTAAAAGCGAAGACGTGCTCGACCTCCCGCCGCTGATGGTCGAGGACGTGCCGGTCGAACT